GTCAGTTCTCAAAAACTTCAAAAAAAAACGAATTTCAACATTTTAAAATGATAGAGAATCAAAAACATATGGTTTTAAAATCCGGACAATAACTCAATCCCCAAAATGGTATTTATTTTATCAACAGTAAACCCTTGTCCTTTCTATGGTTTACAGGTGCTATTATCTTTCTCTAAAAAAATTGAGATATGCTGCATTTATCAAATGCGAGAAAAATAATTGAAAGCGGAGATGCTTTCGATATCTCTTTTTGGAAGAAAAACGGGGATGAAGTACATGCATCAAATGTGAAATGTACATCATCCTATTTCCATGGCAACACCTTTAATATAAAATTCCTCAATTCAGGTGAGATCAGGAAGATAAAGGCAATTTTAATTTTTGAAGTAGCAGGAGAGGAGGTATTTTTATGACAAATAAAACAACAGAAGAATTTGATTGTTCTTTCGGAGTTCATATTATTCCAGGCGAAAATGGAGTTTTTGCTGCTCTTTTAACACAGGATACAAAGAGGATTTTTGATTATGAGGATGTGAAACCTCAAAAATGCAAAGATGGATTTCGTGGTTTTGTACCTTATGGATCAAACAATGAACAACCATATGAGATACTTGAGAAGATTCGAGATGATGAAGTTATGTCATCAAATATGCTTTTCAATGTAAACACAGCATACGGCAGGGGATTGACTTATAAAAATTCTGACGGATCAAAGGTTACAGACAATAACATAAAAAAGTTTTTCAGAAGGAACAACCTGGCAAAATTTTGGCTCGAGCAGTTCACTGATCTTAAACATTTTTATTTCTCTGTATATGTTATAATTATGGACAGAGAAGGGAGTAAAATTTTAAAGATTAGGCATAAGGAAGCGATAAATTGCAGGTTTGAAGAATGTAACGATGACGGATATATCAAAAATGTATTTTATGCAAACTGGAAGGATAGACCAAATGATGAAGATATTGAAGCTTATCCTGTTCTTGATTTTGACGATCCGGTGGGTGATTTATTGATCCGGCTTGGAAAGGAACCAGATCCTGAAACTGGAAAAACTAAAGAGCAAACGAAAAATAGGATATTTGCAATTGTCAATCGTATTCCAACAGCCGGAGAAAAATACTATCCTTTTCCACATTATTGCTCTACATTTAATTCAGGGTGGTATACCTTGAAGCAAATTATTCCTGCAGCAAAAAATGCAAAAATGCTAAACGGAATGTCGATAAAATACCTTATTGAACTTCACAAGGATTATTTTCAAAGATTGTTTGATCAGGAAAAAATCACGGATCCGGAAAAGCGCAAGGAGCGGAAAACAAAAGAGATAAACAACATTAAGAATTTTCTATCTGGTGTAGATAACCAGGACAAGTCTTGGATATCGACATACTACGTGGATCCAAACAAGGTTGAGCAACCAATGATCAGAATTACCAGGATTGACAAAGATAAGCAGGGGGGTGATTGGATCGAAGATGTTGAAGAAGCAACAAACATTGTTTCGTACGCGATGAGTGTTCATCCGTCACTCATCGGAAGCAGTCCTGGGAAAAATAAATCGATCAACGGAACAGAGGCAAGAGAGCTATTCACAATGAAACAAGCGATGGAGCGGGCTCCCCGTGACATTATGATTATTCCATATTCAAACCTGCTTAATGAAGTGAACGGGTGGGATCTCGAATTCGATATCCCAGACCTTATGTTGACTACACTTGATCAGAAAACAGATGCAAAAGAAGCATCGACAAAGATACCAGACAACGATGATACTGACGACAATTGAACAATTTGTAAAAGCCATACCCACGGCGAAGGGTATAGAAAGCTATTCAGATCTACAGCCATATATCGAAAGCGCGGAATTCTGGATCGAAACTGAAATTCTTGGTAAGACTCTTTATGAGTCGATCGTCGAGATGACTGAATCGTCAACAACACAAGATGAGAAGCTCATTACCCGATGCAGGTCAATCATTGCAAATTATGCTTTCTATGAAGGTATTCCTTTCCTCGACCTGGTGCTTACAAACAATGGATTTGCAATCATTTCTGCAAAAAATTTGCTTCCGGCCAGCAAGGAGCGCGTTGACCGTCTTCGTGAAAATTGCCAGTCACGGAAGGATAGCGAAGTTGAGCTGCTCATACAATATCTTGAAGAGCATGATGACTATCACGATGCATGGAAGGGAAGTCCTGCATATACTATCATGACCGATTGCCTGATCCGCACTTCATCAGAACTCAAAAGGTACAGCCAGTGGACCGGCTCCTGGCGCGACTTCCTGCAGCTCCGTCCAAAACTGATCCAGGAAACAATGATGCGCCTCGAACCTGTTTTCTCAAAAGACTACATCGAAGAACTGATCGAAAAGCAACGCGATGACGATCCAACCAACGACGACCAGAAGGTTATCATCCTTCTGAAATATTCCCTGGGAAGTATTGTCAGCGGGAACATGATTGCTGCCGAAAAAATCGCAACAGATGCCCTGCGATATATCGATTCAAATCTCGAGAGCTTCAAAACATACACAGACAGCAGCGAGTACAAAGCCCGTATTGCATCAGGGTATGTCAACGAAGAAGAATCACAAATATTCTCAAGCTGCTATTGAATGGAATTAAGAATTTACATGCCTTCACGGTTAATCGATCTGACCCCGAAACAGGTACTTTTCATTTCTTCGTTATACTTGCTCGGATATACAAAAACCGAATTTCTTGTCAAGGCATTTCTTTGTCTGTCTGGCTTGAAAATGCTTTCCGATCGTACCCATGCCGATGATGGATCCCGTTGGTTTATCCACCGGACGGTCCGAAAGCCTTTCCTTATTGCGCCCGACCAGTTCGTTGACATGATTTCAAAATGTGAATTCGTTCTGAATCCAGGCGAAGTAAAGCCGCTACGCTGGATCAAACTTGCAAAAGCAAGGCACTTTCGTTTATATAACGCCACGTTCGATGAATATCTCATGGCCGAGAACTATTTCTTTGCTTACACTGAAACAAACGACGGGAAACATCTCGACAATCTTATATCTGTCCTGTACAGGAGGCCTTGGCAGCATTGGAATTCAAAAAAGATTCAGAAGCGGGCCGTGAAATTCCGCAAGGTCGATCCGGCCGTAAAAAATGCGGTGTTCCTCTGGTACGTAGGTTTTCGTCACTATGTATCCAAGAGGTGTAAAACATTATTCTCAGGGGGTAAATCATCAGTGCCTTTCAATCCACGCGGGTATATTAATGGGATTATACACCAGCTTAACAACGGTGATATCACTATTAAGGATATTCTGCTAAGGCAGCCTGCATGGAGCGCCCTCGATGAATTGGAACAGCGTGCTATCGAAGTTGAAAACATAAAATCGAAATAACCATGGCCGATCCTGCTATTTTCAATTCGGTTACTTACATGCAGTTGCTGCATTCAAAAATGAAGCTTACAAAAGATAAGTACAAATTCACCACCGTGAGCGGGGTCGATGAGCTTGAAGGTATCCTGTCAGGCTTCAAAACCAGTAAATTCTTTTTTGCCGTAGAGGACTCGCAGGATGGAATGACTTTCCGCGGTGCCGGAGGTGGTTATTTCGAGCGCAGGCCTTATACTGTGTATATTGTTGGCCGTGCCGACTATGGAAACATGGAGCAGCGGGCTACCATTCTGGCCGAGGCAAAAAAAATATTCCGGAACATACAATCAAAACTGATTGTCGACCGAACAAATATCCCGATGATAAACCTCGAATCGATCCGCTTTTTCGAGGTTCCCCCTGCTTTTGCAACCGGTTGCGCGGGCATCTATTTCATTTTCTTTGTCGAAATCCCGGTTAACCTGGTTTACAATGCAGCCGAATGGACAAGCTGACATAAACGAAACCCTCAAGGCCTGGGCCGATATTGTCATCGAAAAGTTCAGGGCAAAAATCACCGAGCTCAAAGTTTATGACCAGGGGTACCTCGACGAGTCGCTCATGTATGAACTCCTGGTCAATGCCGGTAACGATATCGAAAAAATCGAACTCTCATTCAAGCTGTACGGAATATTTGTCGACATGGGCGTTGGCAAAGAAATCTCAAAGGGGAACAGAGGCGACCTGGACTTTACCCCTACCCGGAAGCCGAAGCCATGGTACTCGCTCAAATTTTATGGACAGGTAATGAAACTCCGCGAGTTGTTGCTCGAAAACTACAGCCGTGCAATTACCTTTTCGCTTATTAACACCCTGCAGACCGATTTCGACCAGCGCTTTCGCAGCGTTGTCGGTCGAGAATCACACACCGTTTCGAGCCTGCGCACTGTACGTTACCGCGAAGTAACCAGCCGCCGCACCGCGCGAAATTATGCCTCCCGGCGCGAACAACCCGGACATTGGAGCGGTGGTAAAACCTGGAAAGTAACCGAATAAATATTTAATATCATGGAAACGAATTAATATGGTACGCGATGAATTAAATGACTTTTAATCAAGTAAAAAATGAAAGAAATAGAATTAGCCGTTCAGTATCTTAAAAGAAGAGCTGTAAGCGCAGAAAAAGTAAATAACAAGTTAATGAAACAATTTATTGCAGTACTGCCAGTATCAGAGGTCGAAGCTGTTTTAGGAATGGTTAAGTCGGGGGAGTTTTTACGCTTCTATAACGATATGAAAGAAAAGGGGCATCCGGATTGTTTTTAAATGCTCCATAACATGGTAGGTCAATAATTTTTAACTGAATCTGTCAATTCAATTGTTTCGACAATGATGGTCAATAAATCATCCGTCGAATATGCTCTGTCAATTTTTGAATTAAGAATCTCAATTCTATTCAAATTTTCAGATGGAATTTTCTTCATTTTTAAATATTTGTCCATCGCCTTGTGCATGTAATATTTAACTTTTTCAAATTGCTTGTCAAACGACCCGTGCCATTTTACAAAAGACGTGTCACCCTGTTCTGCGCGCAACAAATTTTCAATAATAGAACAATGCATTCCCGGCTTAGAGGTGTCAGAACTTTTAAACGCTCTGTGCATGAATATTTCGTAATTCATGCCGTCTTTGTAGCTATCAATTTGGCTTTTCATGGTTGCTCGGTTTTTTGGTTTAAATGTATGGTATCAGAAAAATTGTCGCTCTTTTGAAGTAATGGAGTTACACCAAAATTACAACAAATTTATTATACCTTTACGACACAAACCTTTTTTTAATCTGTTCGCCCATGCAACTGTTTTTTATTTTCTGCCTCGTTTCGGTTGTGGTGGCAATTATTGCCATTAAGCTCGACCGTAAAAACCGCTGGATGCGATAATTCCTCTTTTTTCCTCCTCCCCCCATACAACCTATCCAAATTTTTCGTATGTTTGGAATGCAAAAGTTTTTTAGACTACGGGGCAGCGATGCCCACTGCCGCCAGGTAGTGTTTTTTTTTGCGGGTTGCTGAGTTTTTCGGCAAAATATTGGCGGCGTGCCTCCCGTGATCCGGTTATAATGGCCGGTTCAGCCCTGTAGTCAGGACTTTTGCAACGGGCAAGGCACGCCGTTTTTCTGTGCCTGAAAAGTAAAAGCAAAAAAAATGACTACAAAAAAAGAAGTTACCACAACCATGGTGGCAAAAATCAACGGCAAAGAAATTGTCGTGATCGAAAACGGGACAAAAATGGTCCCCATCAAACCAATTTGCGAAGTACTGCAAATTGATGTTGATAGCCAAAGAAAGAAGCTCCGCGAGGATCCAATCCTCAATTCAGTTACGGTGCTGAGCACCGCAACTGGATCCGACGGAAAGCAGTACGAAATGGTCACCATCCCCTTCCGGTATGTGTTCGGGTGGCTGTTCCGGATCGACTCGCGCAACGTGCGCGACGAAGCCCGCGCCGCCGTTCTCCGCTACCAGCTCGAGTGTTACGATGCACTTTTTAACCACTTTACACGCTATGCCGAGTATGTCGAGTACCAGAAAGAAAAAATCGAAGAGCAGCTCGAGGTTGTCGAGGCCATTAACCTGAACTTTCGCGATGCCAAAAACCAGCTTTCCGAAGCCCGCGAAGAGCTCAACCGCCGCCGCCGCTTAACCTTTGCCGATTACATGGCAATGAAATCGCAGCTTTTTATGTTCACCCCCGGCGAAATGGGAGGGCAGTAACATGGGCCGCATCCAGCCGCCCGGCACAATCGAAATCGGGGGGGCCATGCTCACCCCGGCGGTTATCGGGTTTATACGAAACCTTCAGGCCGACAATGGCGAAGCCTTCCGCTGTTACATCAGGGGCATGCGAACCATCCTGTTCTATGCTATCCGCAACAGCATTGAGTCAAAAGAATTCGATACCCTTCAGGATTCGACAATCGATGCAATTTACTTTCTCGAAGAACTGAAAGCATTCGAGTAAACAACTCCGCCCATACTCACCGGGTGACTCCGCAGGCATTTGCGCGAGAGTCACCCGGTGAGTCTTTTCATTGTCCTTTCGTGCATCCTGCGGCCTGGCTATATTGGCAAAAACATTGCACAAATGGCAGGCATACACGAAGAAGCCCGTATACCGGTATACATCAACGACGAGCAGGCACAAAGCGCGATTAGAAATCTGACTGCCGAGGCTGAACGGTGGAAGCGGAAGATGTACGAAGCCATGACCACAGGCGATCTTCGTGGTATGAAAGACGCTCAGCGCGAACTGGGAAAAATAAACAAATCAATCGGTGATATTAAGCGCGAAGCCTTCAATGTCGATAAAATATTAGCAAACATCGGAAATGCTTCCGCAAAAGATATTAAAAAGGCAATTTCAACACTGGTTTCAGAGCAGGATAAATTAAACCGCAAGTCGGTCGAATATGCAAACAACCAGAAAAAAATACGACAGTTAAGGACCGAGCTAACAAGCATCAATGGCGAACTTAAAACGCAACAAAGCCTGTTAAGCCGCACAACAGCCAATTCGTTCAACAAATACTTTGGCATTGTTACGGCGACCCTTGCATCGTTTACCGGTGTGGCCCTCACTGTAAAACAGGCAATCAACGCTTATTCAGAGTACGACGATAAGCTGGCCGATGTAATGAAAACAACCGGCCTTACAAAAGACCGCGTAACCGCTCTGAGCGATGAACTAAAGAAAATTGATACCCGCACATCGCAGCTTGAATTGCTCGACCTGGCCCGTGTTGCCGGCAAACTGGGTATATCGGCCGAAACCGATATACTCGGCTTTGTGCGTGCTGCCGATAAAATACGTGTTGCGCTGTCAGAGGATCTCGGTGGCGACGTCGAAGAATCAATTAACCAGATCGGGAAACTGGTTGATATCTTCAAGCTCCAGCCCGAATTTGGTATCGAACAGTCAATCTTAAAAGTAGGCTCGGCAATCAATTCACTGGGAGCGGCAGGCACCGCCAACGAGGCTTACTTGGTCGAATTCTCGAAGCGTGTGGCAGGTATTGCTCCCAGTGCAGGGATATCGATCGAAAATGTACTTGGCCTGGCTGCCACACTCGACGAGGCGGGGCAAACAGCCGAGGTTTCGGGTACCGTGTTCAACCAGGTTATCAGCGGCATGTTTAAAGACACTGCTACCTATGCCGCTATTGCCGGCATGTCGGTAAAAGATTTCTCCGACCTGATGAACACCGACGCGAACGAAGCATTCGTCCGTGTGCTCGAAGGTGCGAACAAAAGCGGCAAGGGTTTTGGCGAACTGACCAAAAACCTCGACAAACTTGGCCTCGATGGTGCCAGGGCAACCGCTGTGTTGGGAGTATTGGCAGACAATACCGACAAACTTCGCGAGAAACAAAAATTCTCAAATGCCGAGTTTGCAAAAGGTACTTCGCTGCTCGACGAGTACAACATAAAAAACAACACGGCCCAGGCACAGCTCGAAAAAGCGCGAAAAGCATTTGCCGATATGTCGCGCGAGCTTGGCAAGCAACTTACGCCTGCCTACACAGCGGTTATCAACAAATCGAAACTGATGGTCGAATCGCTGATGACGATTATATCATTTCTGCAAAAACATGGAAAACAGCTTTTGTTGGTTTCGATCGCAATTGCCGGATATGTTGCCGGATTAAAGCTCGCTGCTTATTGGACCAAAATCGAAACCGGACTTACGGTTGCTTACACAACAGTAAAAAAACTACTCACCCGTGAAATTACCCTTGCAACTGTTGCCCAAAAAGCCTGGAACGTTGCAGCAAAAGCCAATCCTGTAGGTATTATTATCGGGTTATTGACCGCTGCTGCAGGTGCATTAGTTTTATACCGCAATAAAGCAAAAGAAGCAACCGCCGAACAACGTGCTCTGAATAACGAAATGTCGCGCACTGCCGACCTGAATGCACAAACAAAATCGCTTGAAGACAAGGTTGCAATCATTAAAAAATTATCAAAAGAGCAGATCGAAAGGTTAAGCACCGATATCCAATCGCAAATAAGCCTTGAAGAAGACCTCAATGCTGAACATATTTCCTTGGCAAAGAAGCGGTTCGACAACGATGAATATCTTCAAAAAATGTTGGCAGCCGATACCTCAAAGCTCGATGCCGAAGGTCTCCGTATTTATAAAGCAAACATCTACGAACAAAAACGATGGCTCCTTGTCGATATCGCCGACGAATCGAGTGCAAACAGGCAACGTCTTAATAACCTTAAACAATATTTAACCCAGGTAAACAATGAACTTAAAAAAAGGCCTGGCGATAAACCAACATATACACCCGACGCCCTTGACGACAAAGAGCTGAAGAAGCGCATTGAACAGCTCAAAGCATCCAATGCAGCCGAAATGGCTGAAATAAAACAGCGGCACCTCGAAGGCAAAACATCGGAAGATCAGTATAATGATGAGCTCCTGAAACAGGAAATACTTTTCCTTGGCAAAAAATTGGGAATATTTAAAGTTGGGAGCTTGGAATATGCGGAAGCATATAACGAATTATTAGAAAAAAAGATTGGTGTTGAAGAAAACATCAACAAAAGGATACTAACTGCACAAAAACAGTTTTCCAGGATAAAAACCGACAGGGCAGTAAGCGAAATTGATATTTCGCTGGCGCTTGAAGAAGAACGGTGGACTGAAGAGAAGGCCGCACTTGAGAGCCAGCTCATAATGAAAACTGAGTTATCGGAAAAAGAAATACAACTGAACGATTTAATCCACAAGATTGTAGAGGCAAAGGAAAAAGAACACCAGGAGAAAATAAGGGAAATTAAAAAAAGTCCATTGAAGAATACAGTTGAAGAAATTGAGAGTTCAATGGAATGGATGGGAAAAATTGAATCGGAGACAACTTTCACCAACAATGACCAACTTGAAATTGTGATGGCAGAGCGAAAAGCCATCATCGAGCGACAACATGAGGTTGAACTTGAAATGGCTGGTGAAAATCTCAAACAAAGACTTGCAGCCGACAAAAAATACGAAGACGCAAAACAACAAATGGAACTTGACCTATTCAATGCCGAAGAAGCAATGTCAAAGGCCAGGATAGATATGATACAATCGTATATCGGGGTATTGCGGTCGACGGTAGGTGAAGAGACAGCGCTTGGAAAAGCTTTATATTTGATTTCGCAAGGGATTGCTATTGCGGGAGTATGGATAAAAGTAGCTGCAGACAATGCAAAAATATACAGCACTGCCTTAGCAGAATTTGCATGGATGGGACCGCTGGCCCCGGCAGCAGCGGCTGCTTGGGCTGCTCCAATTATTGCGGCGAATAAAGCAAATGCTTTATTAAGTACGGGTCTGATACTTGCAGGGACAGTAGGTTCGGTAACACAATGGGCTAAGGGTAGTAACGGTCAGTATGCCGAAGGCGGTTTTACCGGCGGCACCGACAAAAACCGTCCGGCCGGCATTGTACACGAAAACGAATGGGTTGCCCCCGAAGAGCTTGTTACCAGCCCTGCCACCCGGCCCATCATCAACCTGCTCGAATCGGTCAGGCAAAACCCATCACGCATCAACACCAATGTGTTAAGGGCAACCGCAAAAACCGGCTATACCTCGGGCGGTCTTGCTTCTGCAGGCAGCTTTCAGCAGCAAAAAGCGGGAACTTCTTCCGGGCAGGAGCTCCGCCTGGCTGCCGATCCCGAACTGAAAGAGCTGCTCCGCCGCAACACCGAAGCAATCGACCGGTTTATGGGATGGGAACCCCGGGTGGCAGTCGAAACTTACGAAAAGGAGCTTGTGAAATATAAAGACATTAATAAACGGCGAGGAATGTAATATGGCACTGACACTCACAGTCCCTGCTGGGACCTTCCACCTGAGCGGCAACCCCATCAGGGTAAACATAACCGGTGCTTCGGCGCCTGCCGGATCGTCGGGGTACATGGTTTTGCTGAAAGTCACCTCGGTCGACGGGCTCCTTCTCGGAGGCCCCTTCATCGATGCCAAAACTCCCGTGTCGGGTGCTGCTGCGTTCGATGTTTCGGGCTATGTCGACCAGCCTCTCGATAAGCTGTTCGAATGGCCCCTGGCCGGTGGCGTTAACCCATATTCAGCCCAAACCTTCGACATCAACTTCACGGCAGGCGAACGCTACATTGATTCCAATGGCGATCTGCAGGAACCCTGGGGCGAAGCATCGGCAACACACTATGTTGTCAAGGGTGGTGTTTCGTTCAACGAGCTCGGACGCATGTACGACGATTCGTCATCGTTTTATGCCGAATTCGTCACCGCAACAAAGTTCCTCACCCGTCAGCCATCATCCCAAATTGTGCACCCGTACCAGCCCGTAAAATTGTGGCTCCTGGCTCCGGCCAACGGCAGCCACGATCTCAAAATAAAGGGATATTACGACAATGGCACTTCGTACACCTACTCGTCAACGAATACCTATTACAAGGATATTCTGCACGAAATTAACTGCATGCCCTACCATGCCGATGCCGTGAACCTTGCCTTGGTAAAGGCCGGTGCTAAAATGACCCACTACGAAGTCTGGGTCGATGGGCTTACATCGAAGTTCACCTTTACCATCGACACAAATTACCAGCGCTTCGAAAACTGCACCTTCCTGTTTGCAGCCAACAGCCTGGGCGGAGTCGATGTAATATGGCTCAGCGGCGAGGTCGAAGAAGGGTTCAACACCGAAACCATCCTCGCATCAAAGCCATGGCCGGCTACCGGCACGAAAAAGGACCGCACAACGGTGGTCAGCTCCCGTGTTGGCACACGTACCTGGAAAATTTCGCCCGGCTACAAACCGGTTGCCGAAAACAGGGCCCTGGCCGATATCCTGCTCACCCGGCAGGCCTGGCTTGTAACAGGCACCGGTGCGTACAACGGGGGTACCATTTACCCGGTAACAATTGTCAATGCACAATCGTTGCTCGCCAACACCATGAACGACATCCACGATCTGCCCTTCGAATTTGAGGAAGGCCACCAAAACCCATACCTCTGATGTTAACGCTGACATACAACGGATACAGCATCCCGCTTGCAAACAACTCATCGGTACGGGTCGAATTTATAAACCCGGCCTGTTCGTTCAGCGAAATCCCGGGCGATGCCGCGCTGGGTATCGAAATACCCGTGAACGAGTACACCCGTGCATACCTGGGCAATCCCCACCGGTTCGAAAAGTATGCAACCGGGTCGGACCGCAAGTTCGAAAACGTGGAGCTCCGTTTCCTGGGCGCCCTGATCAAGGCCGGAACGCTGAACATCACAAATGCAACCTCCGAAACGTATTCGGGCTGGCTGCAGTCGCAGGCCGGCACCCTGGGTGATGCACAGCGCGATAAGTTCATTGGCGACCACACCTGGAAATCCGGCCAGTTTTTCAACAACAAAATTGTTTACGCCGATGGCGCCGACGAGTATTGCGCCGGGCAAATGCTGAACCGTACTTTCTGGGAAGAAAAAGGGAGCGAGGCCGCCGTTATCCGCGATTATTATGACGAGGATGGCGAATACCATGCCGTGGGCGACATGCAAACCAAGCTGGTACTCGACCACATGATGTACCTCCTATACCTGATCAACAAAAGAGGGTTGGGGGGGATGATTGTTACATCCGGATCGGGCTGCGTGGTTTCGCCCATGCTCTTTATGTCGTATTTCATTGCCGAGCTGTTCCGGCTCAACCGGCTTTTCATCCGTGAAAACCAGTTTGCGCACGATTCTAACCTGGTGGCAATCTGCCTGTACAACAACTTCAATATTTTAACTGCCGAATTTGAAACCAGCAACCAAAATATTCCCGAATTCGATTACGATTATTGCCCCGACGAACCGCTCGTGGAACATGTCGCCAAACCGCCCGAAATATTGAACCCTTTCTGGAACGATGTTCCTGTAAATGTGATCGACCCACAATCATTTGTCTGGTCGCTCGGCACTTTTCGCTATGCCGACCTGATGCCCCGCATCAGCATGAAAGATTTCCTGATCGGCCTGCAAAATTACCTGAACGTGTTTTTCTTCTTCCGCAGCGACCTGCGTGTCGATATGATCTGGCGCGAAAACATCATCGATAAAAAGGTTTTCAACGGCATGGGGTACGATACCGTTACCCCCATCGACCTCGATCAGTACATGCGCGGCGAATGGATCCTGGGCGACCGCAAAGATGTTACCCTGAAATTTTCGACCGAAGTCGATAAGGAAGACCGCCTTTTCGGCCAGGATTGGCACGACCTTTCCGACCGGCGTGCCGATTTTGCCGATGCCGTCGAAACCTGGGCCGAACTTTTGGCTGTTTCCTCCCCTGTAATGGGCGAAATAAGGCTTGTGCGAAGCCAGAACAAATATTACGAATACAAATGGGCTGCAAAAGCATTTACAGATCCGTCGGGAGCATCGATGGAAATCGACGTGCTCGATTGGATATTTGTTTCAACAGGTCCGCAGCCGTATCTGTTTGGAACTTCATCCGAGGTAGAGGAGATTAAAACCAATTTTTCGACACTCATCCAGAGCGGCGATCAGGCCATGGCCCTGCAAAAAGGGAATCTGGACATATCGCGCTCAAGCTGGATTGAGTTTCAGCCCAGGCTGGTCTATTACAACGGATACCTGCAAACCGCTGACCCGATATCAGGCACTTCGCTCGACTGGGATGGCCCCGACGGTATTTTTGAACGCCGCTGGAAAAAGTGGGCCCGGTTCTGGAAAAACCGCCTGCCGGTAGAGGCCGATTTCGATTTGCCGCTCAACATGATTGTGTACCTGGGCAACAACATCCACAGGGTGGCGAGCACAAGGCACGGCGAGTTCATTATCGAATCGATGGATACCGAATTCGGGCTGAATGCAATAGGGATTACCCACATTAAAGGCTATAAACTGGTGCAGGATGAAGCTTAACTCAAAATCGGAACTTATACTGAAGGTCACCGACGTGGTGCGCAAGGGCTGGAACAACCGGAACCTGCGCGACCTGATCGATTCGCTCTGGCGCGAACCATGGAGCCACCGCACTTCCGGTTTTGAAACCGAGCGGGCACCCGATTCCACGGTCGATATAACAATCGACGGCGGGAAAATCTATTTCACCATCGAACCCGTCGGGAACAAGTTTTCGTTTTTCCAGTATAAATATTCGCTTGCATATTACAAGAAATATGCAGCCGAAACCATCTCTTTCGATGTTGCCGAGGGCCTCCATTGTGTGTATTACGACATGGACAAAACCCTGCAGGCGCCCATCCTCAAGCACCAGCTCAACCCCGATTTTGATACCCGGGTAAGATTGCTCCGCTATGGGGTAACAATTGCCTTTCTGTATTACGATTCTACCTCGGGGCTGATCATTTACCAGGGCGACAACCGTCATGGTAGTTGGTGGAACCCCTGGATGCGCCAGGTTATGCAAATGGCCCGCAACAGCACCCGCGAATCGGGCATCGAATTCACCGGCGTAGTTGCCGATGCCGACGGATCGGCCGATGAACATGCCGAATTCGGGATCACGGCAGGCCGTTGCTTTCACAATGATATGCCCTTCACCGCCGATGCCGTGGTTGCACCGGCCAACCTCCCTGTTTTTTATTTCGACGGCAGCAACCAACCCCGCATACATTCCGGAAGCACGAACAGCCTGGTCAATTCGGGCCGGTTGTGCTACAACACCGGGGGGGCGGCAACCGAAGCCACCGAAGGGTACTTTGTGCTGTACCACATTTTTTTCACCGACTGCACGCTGTACCCGCACATCAGTGTGATGGGCCAGGCCGCTTACTCATCGGTCGGCAATGCAAAAATCAACATCGGCCCCGAGCTCACCGCAATCAAAGAAATACTGCCCCACCAGCACCTGTTGCACGTTGGCACGCTCATTCTCGAAACCTCCGACGGTTTCACGAACAGCTACAAAAGCCGGGTGGTGTCGCACCCCTTGTCGAGCGATGATATCGACGTGCACATCAGGTTTGACGAGGCCGACGAGTGGAATTTCATTTGCCCATACGACATGAAATTGGTTGCAAAAACCGCCTCGGCCGATATTGATGCCGACGCTGAAGTGGATGATGAATTTTCGCAGTATGACGAAATAACGGTCACTGCCGAAGAAGCAGGGCTGATCACTTTAACATTTCGCATCATTTAAATGATACCACGCTCGCAGATATATATCAGGATAAAGAACTCTGGATCACTTCCCGATCCGGCAGTTTATTGCCCTGCACATGGATATGAAAACGAAGACTGGGTTCCCCCGGTGCAGGTACCCGATCCAACCACCGATCAGATACTGCTCTTATGCGATGATCTGGTCACGGGGGTTATTTCGCTATGTTACCTTGTGAACACGGGGCTCAAAAAATTTGAGCTTCTGGATACAGACATGAACGTGTTGTATTCGACAACGTTCAGCGCATCGACCTATCAATACTCATTCCCCACCCAGGGAACCGGTACGTATTACATTATTCGCTTATCGCCCAACACGGCCGGGGCCTATTCAACTACTTTCTACCGCAGTACGTTTGGAGGCTACCCGACAAATTATCATATCCTCCAGGCAAAATTCTACACTCCCAGCATCACCTCAATCCAGAACGCGTTTGACGGGATCATGTCGTTCCGGGAGTGTATTTTCTGCAGCACGGTCGATTCACTTTCAAATATCAATTATGCCTTTCAGAATACAGGTATTGAAAAGGTTACTTTTCCTGTATCCTTACCTGCACTGACAAATATGACCTATACGTTTGCGTATACCTACAGGTTGAAAAAGATTGACTGGTCGGGTATTACAATGAATGCGCTTCAAACAATGACATATACTTTCTATTATTCAAATGTCCGTGAAATTGTGCTTCCGTCTTCCCTTCCTGCGCTCACAAGCATAAATATGTTTGCTGCCAATGCTACTTCGCTGGTCTCGGTGACCATGATGGCTACTGCCGATTCATTGGCAAACATCGGATATGCATTTTATAATTGCTATGCGCTTTCGGGTACTGTAATTTTTCCGCCACTGCCTGCCCTTACAACGGCCAGCCAGGTATTTTACTACTGTTATCTTATCGAAAAGATTGTGTTTCAGGGGCCTTCCAACACGTGCACCACAATGGGCGATATTTGCCGGAATTGCAAATCTCTTATCGAAATTACATTTCCGACATCGCTCAACGGGATGACATCAACATCGGCATGGGGGTACTGGATATACGGATGCGATGTGCTGCAAAAAATTGTATTGCCACTGAGCATGTCGGGGTTACCGGCAGCAGTCCAGGGGTGGTGGGGATATTTCAGCTATGTTCTTCAATATTTCACAACGTGCAACGATTGGGGGTCAAACAGTTTTGACCTGATGGTGTCGTCACACCAGCTACTTGAATTTGACCAGCCAACCTTACGGTGTTCCAGGTTTGCTATAGGGTACTCAAACACCCAAAGGGCAAAATGTACTTCTGTTGAAATTGACTGGGTAAATTCGAGCTACAGCGGGGCCTCTCCGCAAATAACCCTCAGGGCTGAATTGGATGCTGCTGAACTTGAAAGGATATTCACAGCTCTACCAGCTGTCGCAAAAACAATCACCTGCAGCGGTTGTCCGGGATATGCAACTGCCGATAAAACAATTGCCACTGCAAAAGGGTGGACAGTAAACTGATGCCTGCTATACTCACCGGGTGACTCTCACGCCTAAACCTGCGGAGTCACCCGGTGAGTTTTTTTTTATTGTATCGTGCCTTCGTGCCTTTGTGTTTTGCCTTGTGCCTTTGAAAATCCTGTCCTTTCGCTTCGCCCACCTCTGTTGTAGCTTAGTCATCTCAACTTATTAAAAATAGAAAGATGATTATTCACACACCGATGACCGCCGAAACAAGCCCGCAGGTAAGCCTTTTCGGAAAGGTCACAAACCTTGCATCGAAAAACTTTAAGCTCAGCCAAAATGCCCCTTTCCTGATCAAGAACGACAATGCCGACGAAGTAATACTCGAAGTCATGCCACGGCACGGAACAGCTTTTGTTTCGACGAAGTTTGCCCCCGGGTGGAACCCCGAAATTGTAACCGAAATCAAAAAAGCAAGTGCGAAAGGGGACCTTCTATGGGGATTTTGATTGCCAATATCGTCCATGCAGGGCGCCGGTTGGCGCTGAAGGTGATTGCGCTCTTCGACTCGACGCGTTTCACCTTCGATTCGACTGCATATACATTCGACCAGGATAACACTTAACACTACAGAAATGAGTACAATACAAACAATAGGGATCGGCACCGCGGCAAACGACAAAACAGGCGACAGCCTGCGCACCGCCGGCGGGAAGATCAACCAGAACTTCGCCAACCTGAACAGCGACAAAGCGGAGAAAACGAACGTGCTTTGAAAAGACAACACCACAGCCTTCACCCCGTCGGCTGACCATCAACCCGCTACGAAAAAATATGTTGACGACCTGAACAGCAGCAAAGCGGAAAAAACCAACGTTCTGGCGAAGGACAACACAACAGCCTTCACCCCCACCACCGAGCACCATCCGGCCACGAAGGGGTATGTCGACGGTCTGGTAGGAAACATTGCTGAATTACTCGACGAAATCAATGGGGAGGAAGTATAATGGGGACAATTTCTGAAAAGCTTGCCTACCTGGTAGCAACGAAAACTGCCATCACCGATGCGCTCACCGAGCGCGGGATCGATGTCGCTGGATCAACATTCCGTCAACTTGCCGGTAAGGTACTTGAATTGACACATCCGCAAACCGGGTTGAAATTAGTGCCCCGCTACCAATTCCCCGAGGGGTCTGAAAGTGCGGTTTGCGACCTGAAGGCGAATGATGAAGGGGCTGAGATCGCAATTAACTACCCGGCACCCGCCCCCGACATTGTATTGACACCCGATGCCGTAGGGGCCAACCCGGTTACATGGTATTACCGGGCCGTGTGGGGAAATGTGGGACAGAATACAGAACCGATTTCGCTTCAATCTGAAGAACGGACTTTCGTTGCCGGAGACGATACAACTATGATTGTCGTCGAAAGCGAAACATCACCCCCATCATGGATAAATTACTGGCAGATCATGCTCGGAAAAGCAAGTGATAATTTTGACCGTTATTCCCCAAGAGCATCACTAGGGGGTGGTGTAATAGGACTATATCAATATGTTGACAAAAACACCATCGGAGCAGCTTGGAGTCCGGCATGGATTGTTGACAAACCTACATATCAACAGGGCTATCAGGAGAGCATTCAAGCCCCGGCCCCGACCGATATTTCAATTACACCCGACCAGGCAGCAGTGAACCCCGTAACCTGGTATTACAAGGTAATTCAATTGAATGCATCGTTCCAGGTATGCGAATTGTCGGCAGAGCAATCATACGTTCATGGCGATGATACAACAGCGTTAATTTTCGATTGCACGCACGTTGACCGGGCCGATACCGATCTTTTCCTGATCGTAAAAGGCACAACATCGGGGGTATACACAAATATGTTCGCAGCATCGTTCACTCCTCCTACAACAATTGTCCCGATTGCCGACGTGCAGTTGCCATACGACCTGCTTGGTGGGGTTGACGTACCCGCAGGGGCTGAACAGATTGCCGAAGTCCTATCCGTGTCGGCTCCGCTCCTTATATATATCTACGATAATGAGCTATTCGATCTCGACGGCGATGAGTTGAAATTCATTGCCCCTCCCGATTATGCTGCCCCTGGCGACCAGGATGGTGACAATGTGTACAATGTGCTTGTCAAGGTAAGCAACGAAGACGAAGAAGTCGAACAGGTTATTGAAGTCGAAGTTACAGAATCCCCATGACCATCGACGGCGGAAATATCATCAGGGGTATTCCTGCCCGGGCGCTGACGTTTAGGAGTGATTAAATAAATTGGGGGTTAAAAAACCCCCGCCTCCGTTCAATCGAAGTTTCTCACGCAATGATTGAACAGCAAAGGTGCAGTAACACCACGACGAGGGAAAAAATTCGTTTCTGGTGTTACTGCACCTTTTTTGCGTGAGAGAAACAAAAATAGAAAACAAAGTTAAAATATCAATGAAAACACCTATAAGTTACTATGGCGGCAAGCAAACAATGCTAAAACATATCATGCCCCTGTTGCCACCGCATAAAATATATACCGAGCCGTTTGCCGGGGGCGCCTCGGTATTCTTTGCAAAAGACCCATCGGCAATCGAGGTCATTAACGACATCAACCAAAACCTGATTAACTTTTATAAGGTGCTAAAATGCGACTTCAAGGCACTTAAATACAAAATCGATACAACACTGCACAGCAGGGCTTGTTTTGAATTTGCCGCATGGGTTTACGACCATCCATTATATTTCGATTCGATTGACAGGGCCTGGGCAGTGTGGGTATTATCAAAGATTTCGTTTGCATCGAAACTTGATGGAAGTTTTGGTTACGACCGTGACGAAAACTGCATCTGCAAAAAAGTTGGAAATGCAAAAATTTCGTTCACCGAAGAGCTCAGCCGCAGGCTCGAAAATACCCAGATTGAATGCACCTCTGCATTTCATATTATCCAGAGCCGCGACTGCGAACAGGCATTTCATTTTGTCGATCCGCCTTACATTGGTACCGACTGTGGCCACTACAGCGATACTTTCAGCCTTGCCGATTTTGAGCGGCTTTTAGAACTTTTGTCGGGGCTGAATGGAAAGTTCATGCTTACCATGTTTCCGCACCAGGTCTTGGCTGAAAGAATAAAATCGCAGGGCTGGAGGGTAATAGAGGTTGAACGTACCATATCGGCCAGCAAAACGAAGCGCCGCAAACAAATTGAGCTGATTGTTATGAATTACTGACCACAAAACTGTCCTTTTGGTTCCCGATGCCGGTCGATACATTCGCCATAAAAAATGGTGATTGTATGGAAATGCAAGTAAACCCTGATCCTGAACTCCTGAAAATGCTGGTATGGATCCTTGTTGTGATTTTAGTCCTTGTAATCGCTGTGCTGGGCTATTTTATCAGAAAAGTGGCTACAACAATTGAATACCTGCGCGATGCCTTTCCTGTTTTACAAACAACAATCAATATTGAGATACCCGGGATTAAGAAGGATATCGAGGCTCACGGCGTAACAATCAAAGATCATGAAACAAGGATTGTCGCAATTGAAAACCGCAAAATAAGTAAACGAAATGGAGGCAATTAAAAAAATTATTGTTCACATGCTCATGTTCTGGAAGTGGAAGATATGGACTTCGCGCTTCTGGGAGGGAAAGACCGAATATGTCATCGGGTTTTATGCCGCAATAGCATGGATCGGCTTTGAGATGGGGGGCAGGTTCCTGGGGTGGCAAACCTATCCTGTTGGATTTTTTCAGAAAATAGCTTTTGGCATCCTGGCCATGTCGGTGATCTCGGGAGTTGGCTGGATTTGGATCGAAGCTACCTTTCCGGAACTGAAAAAGCTCATCGACCCCGATTCGTTGTCAATTCAATTTCTATCGCAATGGGAAAAAATAAAGTTGGCCTTGTTTTTCTGGGGCTTTTATGTGGGTGGTACTGTACTACTCGCGAGCCTGTATTAAACCGGAACGACTGTGTCCGGAGCGAACATAAGCGCCGCGAGCTTGTTTCGTTAGCCGAAAGCCAGCTTTACGTTCGCGAAGCCACCAACAACAACGACGGGCGCGAGGTACTGAAATATTTGCGTACCTGCGGTATCAACGAAGGCAATCCCTGGTGTGCAGCATTCGTTACCTGGCTTCACAGAGAAAATGAAATACCATCGCCTGTATCTGCATGGTCTCCTGATTGGTTCAGGACTAATGTGGTATATCAACGGAACGTGCCCGGTCTGATGCCGTTCCGGTCCAGGCCAGGATCGGTGATGGGAATCTATTACGAATCGAAGCGCAGGGTTGCGCATGTGGGCCTGATTACCGGGGAAACCAGGGGGCATTACGAAACAATCGAAGGAAACACCAATTCGGCAGGAAGCAATGAGGGCGATGGCGTTTACCGGAAAATACGCAAAAAAGAAACCATATATATCATTTCTGATTATGTCTGTACTGACGAGTATCAATAAAGTTCTGATGAACCCGAAAAACCGCATCGAAAACATTATCATCATTATTTGCACAGCTGTTGTAACAGCCGTTGTGTACAACTATATCATTGTAAAACCAATGAAACAACATTTTGCCGACGAGCTATCGCGCAACACGGCAACCTTCAGGGCCGAGCAGGAAAGGAGCTACAACCTGATTTATAAACTCGCACTGATCGAAAAATACAAGATTGAGAACAACTTCGACAAAATGAAGCCGAAAGATGCTCAAATTGTTTTACAGCTCACAAACGACATGACTATCGATAAACTGATTCCGGTAAAAGATAGCACCACTGTACTGCCGCCTTCTGTACCGGAAGGCGGGTTCTTTAAAAAATTATTTACAAAAAAATCGAAGCAATGAAAAATCTGATCATTTTATTTTTATGCCTTTTGCTTTTTCCCCCGGTTGTAATGGTTGCCCAGGATCCCGATCCGCCGGCTGTGGGGGTTGTAGTCGATGAAACCCCGTCCCCCGATATTTCGGGATATTTTGCCAGCCTTGCCTACCTTGTTCCGGCTGTATTGCTGATCACGCAAATTGTACTGAAGTACATAAAAACGAAGTACGACCAGGTGGTTTCCTGGATTGTTTCGTTGCTTATGTGCTCGGTCGGATGGTTGCTGCAGCTTGGAATATTTTGTGGAACCCAGTGGTGGTGGATATTCATATATGGCCTTGCTGCCGGGCTGGTTGCAAATGGTGTATTCGATATCCCTATTGTTACCGCCCTGCTGAACTTTATACGAAAGAAAAAATAAACCTGACGGTACTGCTGCCGTGGCTGTTTTTCATATGTTTGGTTTAGTTGATTCTGCCCCCCGGTTTTACCGGAGGGGCAGTTTTGTTTTACAGGCTGGGGAAGTTTTCCTGAATTTCCTTGCTTTTCCACCCGATTTTATTTTTGAGGTATTCCTCCAGACTGCGCATGCTTGCATGTCCGTTTTGCATCTGCCTATGGTATGCCGGGATCCCTGCATCGGCTGCCCTTGCATTTCCTGTGTGCTTCCATGAGTACAGCTTATAGGTGTGAGGCAATTTCAATTTGTCGCGAATTACGTTGAACCGGTTGCGCAGATTGTTCGACCCGACTGGTTTAGTCCCTGGCATTCCGTTCTGACCAATCAGGTAATAATATGATGGATAGAGGTGCAGTTTCCATTCCTCCAGTAAGTATTCACGAAATTGTTTTGGGATAATCACAACCTTGTTTGCATCGGTTTTCACTACTTCCTTCGGTACTGAGATAACTCCCCTGGCCAGATCGAACCAGCCTACCCTTGAAAGTCTTATTTCCAATCCTGGCCTGAGAAAACAGTAATATTCAAGCTGCACTGTCAGCCATAATTGCGGGTCTTGTTCGCGGATTGCCTTAACAAGCTTATCAATATCATCCTCATTGATCGGCCTGGGTGCCTGGTCGTTTTCGCGTGTTGTATCGGGCAAATCCTGCATTGGAGACACTTTGATATATTTGTGTTTTACGCACCAGGTAAACAACCTGTCAAGCATGTGCCGGTATTTCATTATTGTTATTCGTGCCAGCTTTTCATCATTGATCAGGTACAAAAAAAATGTCCGCATAATTTCAGGAGTGATTGCTGATATATCGTTTCCATTCAGATTTTTATTTGTCATCCATGCATCGAAAGTTCTGTATTTCGATACATAGTTTTTATATGTTTTGTCGGCCATTCCCTTTACTTCGGGGAGAAATAGGTTTGAGTAGTAATTAAACGTGTGGTTCCCCGATCGACTTTCCTTGAAAATGCGTGCTGTAGTTGAATAACGTAAATTGTCTTCGTAAACAGCTTTTTTACGGTCAATCTCGAAAGGGTTCCATCCGCTTTCAATTCTTTCCGAATATTCTTTTATCATCGCATCAGCGTGTTCGTACCGTGCTTTTTTTGTATAAAGCTGTCCAAAACCGTCGTACACCCTGAACCTGGTCATCTTATTGGTAAGCGGATTCCGGTATGAAAAGAAGATGTACCAACGCTTTTTGATGTCACCGTTAGCATCGTTTAACTGTGGAAGGATAGCAATTTTGTTTCTCATAGGTTTGATAATTTGGCGCAATTTTGGCGCAGGTGAAAATGTCTCTCGTTTTGCGCCAAAAATGTGCTGTAATAAATTGATTTACAGCGCATTTTAAAACTTTGTGGAACTGGCGGGAGGTTCCACAGTTCTTGAAACGCTTATAAATTGTCGATTCTGTATTTGGCGATTTTGACGCTATTGTCTATTTATTTGTTTATTAAATTATTGAACATATTATTGTCGCATTCTCTGACCTTTCGATAATCAGCTTTTCAGTTTCTGAAATTTTTCTATCCTGTCTTTCGATGTGTTTCCACACCACCCTCATCTGATTTTATCTCGGGCCCTCCACCCTGGAGCATCTTTTCGAGCACTCCGTTCAGTATACGCTTATCGTATTTAAGCGTTTCGATCTCAAGCTTCAGCTTGGCCATTTCGGCCAGGCATTCCTGGTCGGTGCAGGGTTTGTTATAGGGTGGCATGGGTTTGTCAGCTTCGTCACGGTCGAAGTAATAGGCCAGCGGCCGGTGAAAGTAATCGGCAAGCTTTTCCACATCGTTTGGCGTCCAGTTTCCAGATTTCATCCGATGTACAATAGTGGTGTATTTCCCTCCAAGAATTTTTGAAACGTCTGTAACATTCAAATTATTGAAATTAATGTCAGACTCTATTTTATTGATATTCAGCATATGCAACAATAAATTACAAAAAAGACAATAATTTGAAAAAAATGTCGTAATATTGTAATATCAATTTACAACAAAAATACAACTATGACAACAGCAGAAAGGATGAAAATTATGGGCATGAAGAACGATCAGCGCCTCGATGCAAAAATACCTGCACTCCTCAAGGACCTTGTGATGCAGTACGCAAACTGCGACAACATGACCTATGGTGCCTGGATAAAAATGGCGCTGCTCGAGAAAATTGAACGCGCCACAATAGCGGAATAAAACAAAACCCGCCCGTAATCATGCACGACCAGGGCGGGTTTAAAAATCAATATTTATGACAAAGATAGAATTTATGAACCGAAAACCGCCACTGCCAGCCGGAATTTTCGACGGGATCGAAGCCTTCTGGTACCGTGGCGAAAAATGGGTAATTGCAAATGGAAAAGTTGAACTGTTTCACGAATCGCCACCAGTTGTTCAACAAACAATTGTAAATGCATTCATGGACGACTCGAAAAGCATTGCTTACCTCTCTAAAATGGGACTCAAAAAGTTTACCGAAGCTTTTGAAACCTGGTACCGGTGTGTTGTAGGCGGAATCGATACGGTTGCCGACCTCGACACCAACCGCTTTACTCCCGATGCATACAACAACATGTGCACCGACTTTGAGTGCCCGCACCGCGGCAAGCTGTGCAGCCAGGCCACCGGCCTTAAAAACTACGAATGTGAAACGCTTGCCGCGCTTAAAAACGGCAAGTCGATGGAGGCAACAGCATCGTTGCTTTATGTATCGCTTGCGGGGATGAAAAGCCGGGTCGAAAAGATCAGGGAAAAACTCAATGCCCCCAACATGGCATCGCTCATGGTTAAAACCGTGGAACTCGGAATTTGATATCCTGGCCCGGGACAAAGGGCGCGTTCTTTCAAAGCAGCCGCCTTCACTATTGGTCATTATTCAAGCCTTTTGTTTCGTAAATCCAGAGGCGGCTGCTTTTTTCACGTCCGGGTGGCGGAATTGGCAGACGCTCTGTAAATGAAACCTCGCTCAGTAATTTCCTTCGTCGGGATGAAAAGCTGCGGGATTTTGCGGCCAAAGAGTTAGAAATTTCGGTATGGTCATGCAGGTTCGAACCCTGCCCCGGACACCAACACATTAATTAAAATTTGAAACATGGAAACCACAGCCTTAAAAATGTTTGAAAGCACGGTGAAATGCGAAAACGACCACATATTCGTAAAGCCGCTGTGCGATTTTTTCAAAATTGACTATCAGAATCAGGTTGAAAGAATTAAAAGAGACCCGATTTTGATGAATTCTTACGGAAAAAACCGTAACAAAATGCTGTTTGGCGACAATTACCCCCGCGTTTCGCTTACCAAAATTGGTTTCATAAGGAGGATCCAGATCATGAATCCGTTGATCATACCTGACCACATGCGCCAACAATTTATGACCTACCAGATGCTGATTTTCGATTTCTTCTACGGCACTGCCGAGCGGGAGATCGAAATAAGAAAACTAACGGGCAGGAAGGACCAGATCGAAGAGCAGATGAAACGGCTTACGAACGAAAGAAGGTTTGTTGTCCGCAGCCTTTCAAAAGCGCTCAACGAGAAGTACCATCAGTATATGTTCAACTTTTAGCCGGATGATACCGGTAGCAGCGGCATTTTTCGTCGGGGTAAAGGGACATTTTGATTTTTATGCCGCTGCTTTTTCAACGACATTTTTATCCAAAACCACAGTAACCTGCTCAGCCCCCGGCCGCCCGGGGGCTTTTAACCAAAAACGACATGATTACCTGTACAAAAAACATCGACAAAACATACACCATCGGAGGCCTCACGGTCGACGATCTTGAACTGATAAAGGAATCGTATGCGCTCTTGTTTGGCGAATGCCGCCGTGAAGCGTTCCGCCATATCCGCAGGCAGGTAATTCAAATCGACAGGGCCATTGACCCGGTACTCGAACAACATTATCAAATAACCGAAGATGAACAAGCTTGAGTATTTGAAAAAAGGGAAAGCGTTTGTGCGGAAAGTGGTACGCTACCGCCGGTCGCTACAGCGATGGGGCCGGGGCCACCTCGACAACGAATTTTGCCGCGCACAAACCGAAAACATCGAATTTGCAATAAGCCGGATTGACAACTCAGACAAACTGAAAACATTTTTTGAGCGCCGCGAGTCGATCATCAGGTTTCTTATACCATCGAACAAACTGAAATGGTGCGACGAGCTACGTGAATTTATCAATACTTCAACAAACTGACATGAAGATTAAATTGAAAGGCACCCTTCCCGACGACCTGAAGGACCTCGGGCTGAGACCAGGGATGAGAGTCGACGTGCAGCCTGCCGAAAATACCACGATCGGAGCAGTCAGGTTCCAGGTTAGCAAAGACGGTGTAATGGTTTGGGCTACCGTATACCCTGTGAATTTCAAAAAAATATGACAGTTTTTGTAACTCTGTAACCTCATGGCTTATATTGAGCAGCAGGATATTCTCGATGCCACCTCAGGCGGATTAGACATTATTTATCGTACCTACCCGCAGGCAAAGCTTGCACAGGAGAAAGCCGACAAAAGGTTTAAAATACGGCCCGAGGAACGAACGCCATCGGCCTCGCTGAAGATGCTCCAGGATGGTGTATGGGTTGTTACCGATTTCGGTGGCGACCAAACACCGCGCAATGGCATACAGGTGTACATGAAGGAGCAGGGCCTTACCTTCCGCGAGGCAATTGTTGAACTTGCGGGCCTGTTTGGAGTTGGAGGGATCAAAACCGAAATAAATAAACCCGAGTTTGACCGCCGGCCGGCCACCGAAAACGAACACGAAGGCGAGTATTATTTTGATATCAAAGAAACCATTCCCGACACCGACCTGAAGGTGCTCGGGCCAAAGGTAACATCAGAAATTTGCCGCAAATACAACGTGTTCAGCCTCGCAAGTTTTTCATACGTGAAAAACCGCGAGGTACTCATAACAAAAAGCACTTCGAATTATCCGATATTTTTATTCGACCACGGAGCATTTAAAAAGCTGTACCAGCCACTGAATCCCGAAAAGCAATACCGTTTCCGCTATACCGGTAACAAGGACAAGGATTATGTGAACGGTTTGCGACAGCTCGAAAAGGCATACGAAGACTTTACCGGGCAGCAAATGAAAGAAAACCCCGGCGAAGAAGGGGGAGTGGTTGAAGAACTCAGGAAACTTGACGAAGCAATTATTTGTTCGGGCGAACGCGATGCGCTGAATGTTGCCGGGTACGGATATTACCCGCTTTGGTTCAATTCTGAAACTGCCGACCTGTCGGAGAAGAATTACAAGGCCATTATGCGGTGTGTCGAAACACTGTACAACCTGCCCGACATTGACGATACCGGAATTCGCTCGGCCATAAAGCTTGGGATGCAATATCTCGAGATCAAACACATTTGGTTGCCCGAGTCGCTGAAGAATTTTAAGGATCCCCGCGGCCGCTGCCGGAAAGATTTTCTTGACTATATCGAAATATACCCCAGCGCCTGGGATTTCAAAAAGCTGGTATCGGTTGCAAAGCCCATGCAGTTCTGGAGGGTCGATATAAGGCGCGACGGGATTAAATACAACCTGAGTTCATCGAACACAAGGTTTTTTTTGCAGAGCAACGGGTTTTACCAAATCGAAAACAAGAACAGTAAGACCGGGCAAATGTTTGTCAGGTTGGACGGTCATATTGTGCGGGAGGTACAGACAAAAGATATAAAGGCCTTCCTGATCGACTACTGCGAACGCCATTACCTAAAGAACGAGATACTTGAACTGCTCCTCAATACCAACCGGCTTTCGGAAAATACCCTGAACGGGCTGAAACAAATCGACATTGATTTTACCGATTATGAGGCCGACACGCAATGGATGTTTTTCAGAAACAAGGCCTGGAAAATTACCCGGGAAGATATATTCGAACTCCGTCCGGGCGAATCGGACCGATATGTTTGGGAAGACGAGGTAATACAGCACCAGGTGAAAAAACTCGACCGTATGTTCCGGATATCTGAGGATGCCGACGACCACTACGATATTGAGGTACACAACACAGGGTCGAAATATTTCGGGTTCCTGATCAATGCCTCGCGCATTTACTGGCGCAAAGAACTTGAAACCGGAGTAGACAACATGACCGAGGACAAAGCACGTGAATACGTTCTGAAAAACAAGTTTGCCATTGACGGACCGCTCCTTTCGCCCGACGAGATCGAAGAGCAAAAACAGCACCTGATCAATAAAATATTTGCCCTGGGGTACATGTTGCACCGGTACAAAACACAAAGCCGGGCCTGGGCCGTGTTTGCCATGGACAATATAGTGGGCGAAGAAGGCGAATCGAATGGCCGGTCGGGAAAATCGTTTGCCTACAAAGCGCTCCGCCCGCTGATGAAATCGGTCACCCTGTCGGGGCGCAACCCGAAGCTGACCGATAATCCCCACCTGTTCGACCGTGTAACTGAGCACATCGATTTTCTGCTGATCGACGATGCCGACATCTACCTCAATTATAAATTTTTCTTCGACTCGATTACCGGCGAGCTGATTGTAAATCCGAAGAACAACAAATCGTACGAGATACCATTCGAGAAAAGCCCTAAGTTTTGTTTTACGTCGAACCATGCCCTGCGGAATATCGACACCTCGCTATCGGCCCGGATCCTGTACTCGGTATTTTCGGATTACTACCACGAAAAAACCGACGTGAACGATTACCAGGAGGTCCGTAAGATCAGGGACGACTTCGGGAAAGATTTGTTTGGCGACGGGTACACCGAGGAAGAATGGAATGCCGACCTGAATTTTTTTGCACAATGTGTCAGGTTTTACCTTTCGGTCCCCTCACCCCGAAAAATAAACCCACCCATGGGAAACGTAACTTTGCGTAACCTGCTTGCCGAAATGGGGCAAACATTCAAGGACTGGGCCGATGCCTATTTTTCGCACGATGACAAAGGCGAAGGATCGAACATAAACCGGCTTATTGTGAAAGAAGATGCCCTGAACAATTTTATGAAAACCACGAACAACAAAGGATGGACAACCAATAAGTTCACTAAGGCGCTAAGAGCATACTGCCGGTTTTACGGATATAAGTTCAACCCGAAGCAATTTCAAAACTCACAGGGGCGCATATCGAGAAAAGTCGACAGTATAACAAAAGACATGGTATACATTCTCACAAAAAAATTAAGCCCCGAAGAATTGCACGACGAAAACATTGAAGAAGTTGAAGAAGACGACCGACCATTTTAGTTTAACAATATGAATACGCCTACGATTGAATATAAAAGAAAAGTATGGATGTTCCTCGACCATATGCAAGTGGATGTAAAGTACACAGTGGCAAAACTTGTGAAACCTGAGAACTACGATGCTTTTATCGCAGCAGTGAAGGAGTATATGGATTCGCTCCCACACCAGGGCTTTATAAGTTTCACCGACAAATACGAAAAATTGTACCGTATAGATCACCGGTTGTTTAATAACAAAAAAAAAGCAAATTGAAATGAACAAAAACAAGAAAGGTGTACGCAGGAACTGGTGGCAAAACCTGCTGGGGCTCGAATATGTAGCCAACATCCGCACGAAAGAGATCCACCGGGTAGCATCGGACTGCAAATGCTTCAAAGATTTTATGAAGCACAACCAGCGGTTTGTTTCTGAGAAAGGTTTGCGCCGTCTCCTGAGCGAAGGATTCAACGGGTGCAGGCATTGTATGCCGCATTGTGATACCGACAGGTAATGTTGGATGGAAGGATTCACCATTTTTTCAAAACTCCAGGGGAGCGGGTATATTCATTTCGATCGTGATGTTATTAAAAGTGAGTTGAAATCCATTCATGTAAGTATTTGTAACAAAACAATACATCCTGGTGATTTTACTGATTTGTCGGGTCATTTCTGCCGCGGGCTCGAGTACCTTGGATTAATCGGTGAAAACGAGATGATCTTTAAAATCGGTGAAATCTCCGATCTGTTCCGTACCTCATTTTATTACCAGGCTGTTTTCAGGATTGCCGAAGAAAGAATATTCGAAATTTTTTCACCCGGGGCCGGGAGGGATTTTTTGTTTATAAATGGAATATGGAAATAAGGCCGCCCCATGGACACCGTTGGTTGCGATACGATTAAACAATACGGATAGGTATATGCAGTTTGTACATTGCCCGACGCCGAGCTTGAGGAGCTCATGAACTACTGTGAGAATAAACTGGAACATGCCACCTCCAACGACCCCGGGCTTATAACAACTGCCACCGAGTTGCTTTTTAAGATCCGGTCTGAAACAACCAGGCGCCGGCGACAACATGCTGTCGAGATGTTTTTGAAGCGCTAACGAGAATATATGCTGCATTTCAATGCAGCATATATACCGTTAGCGGAGAATTTCCACGTTGCTCTTTTAATTTAAAAACTTAATGATTTTGATTCTCATAAAAAAATATCATATATTCGCAGTGCATTACAAACTCAGGGGCGGGATTCAAACTCGCCGATTAATCGCTGCGGGTATTTTTTATACCTGTTTGATTCAAATACTCGGCTCTGTACCCCCGTGTATATCTATAATGGATATGCTGCCCTTGAGGTGTAATGCAACGGGAAAGGCAGGGCCGTTTTTCATTTCTGCCTATAATAACTTTAATAAATCTGTTATGCATTACACAGAAGAACAAAAGATTGAACGGGTTAAAAATGCCCTGTTCAAAGCATGGGAAAACCTTGCTAAATTTCATGGAGACGACGATACTTGCGCACACATGAGACAGTCTCTTTACCTAACAAACGTTTGGATATTACAGTTGCTCTGCACTGATTCCAAAAATGATCCCGATCCGGACATTGAACTGGCCAATATGGTTTATGATCTCCGGTCTATATACGCATTTTTTGAAACATTTGAAGCCTCACTTAAAACATAAAGAATTTAATTATGGAACAGAACTTTGATTATAACAGTTTGCCGGTGCGTACAGTCACTGACGAAAACGAAGAAACATGGTTCGCTGGTATTGATGTATGTAATATTCTTGAATATCAAAACGCTACGGACATTATTGAGAAAAAACTTGATGAAGACGAGAAAAAGCTGGACTATCTCACAGATAGTTCAGGTCAGCGCAGAAAGACCTGGACTATCAATGAGTCCGGTTTATACTCTTTGGCTTTATGTAGTTCAAAACCAGAGGCAAAAGCATTTAAAAGATGGATTACTCACGATGTACTTCCAGCCATCAGAAAAGCTGGAAAGTACACCACCGAACAGGATAAAGAGCATGAATTAAAGCTGCGCTCAATCGCCGATGAAATTCAAAAGCTGAAGGATGATAAGGATGAGTATCAAAAGAAAGTCAACGACCTAAAACGGGACATTGAAACAAAAATGGCTGAAATGATATTTTTGATTAAAAAAGACAAAAACCAATTGCGTATACAGTTTCCTGAAGCGTAACTACTTTCAGGATGCAATAGTGCCAACAAAAAAGCCCCGGGAGTCTTCCCCGGGGCTTTTTTACATATGTTCATAATGCAAGCGTTTTGCCATGGGTGCCCTTGTTTGTTTTTCCTTTCCTTTAATTGATTACTATTAAAAAAATGTAACTTTGTAACCAATACTCAAAGGGGCAATAAATCAGTTTGTTATACGGTTACATTTTTAAAAACAAAAACGTAACCGTTACAAAAAAAATGTAACCTGGTTCAGCGCTGGTTACGGTTACATTTTGTTTTTTGCCCTGGTTACATTTTAAATAAAAAAAATGTAACTTCTCAAATAATTAAATATCACAACATTACAAGTCGGAAAATACAAAATTACATGGTTACGTTTTTTTTGTACAAAATCATTGTTAGTGGTTGTGTTTCTATTTTTTATATTTGTAGTTGAGCGGGTTGCTGTTGTTTTTTTTGTACAAAAAAGCAATTGCAATGAAGCCTTCTGTTAAGATAAATTTTGAGACAAAACCGAAAATAATTTTTGAGTTACCTCCAATACTCGAAGCATATTGCCGGTTTGTTTTCCGTACCCCAGCTGAACAACGTCAGATTGTACTTACCCGCAGGCACGATATCGGGAAACTCATTTTCGGGCATATTATGAGTGCCGATTTTTCGCTGAAGCGTCCTGTGATGACGCATCCGGTTACATTTATTTTACCCATGCCGTCAAACGAACATGGATATTGGCTCCGTTACCGGCATATTTATCTACCGAAGTGGGCCGAGGAGAAAATTACCGATGCGATTGAATACGAATTCAGGTCGTGGGTGAAGGAGCGGTTTCGGATTGGATATGATAGCGAAAAGTACGAGCAAAAAACCATCGTTAATGCAATATTGCGCGGACTGAATGTGAGGAACAATGCTGTTAATTTCGACGCAATCAAAAAAATTGACTACCGTGAACGGCGAAAACAGGAGGAAATTCAATTTATGAGACTTTTAAATACCGAACAGTCAGACATATAACAATATTTTGACGAGAAAATGTAACAAAAACCGGTAATTACACTTAATAAAATAAGAGATGAACAGTGGAGTGATCATAAAAATTGAAGTTCGCATGGTGGGAGGCTCAACATTTTCGGAAATTGATTTTATTCCGGAATCGGCAAAAATGAAAGAAGAACCCCGTCGTGAACCTGCAGGTCTTTCTTTTTTAACAACCATTGACTTTAAAGTTGCAATGCTTTCAGAAGACAATGACTCTGTATTAAACGCTATCAACAACCGTAAAGCGGAGTTCAGGATAACCGATGCAAATGATACGGTGTACCTGGTTGGATCGGTTAATTATCCTGCCCGCTTGCTATATAACCGGTCGGCAGATGGAACACCCGGATCGTTCAACGGTTATTTGTGTGTAATCACACAAATTTCGCCTGAAGGCTGTACTATTCAATAATTGAAGTCCTTTATTTAACCTGCTTTGTGTGGTAATGTTGCAACGTGACTTAATGTGTTGCAACATGCCTAAAAAGTATTATTCAATTCAAAACAAGGCTTCCGGATCGGTTGACATCCAAATTTATGGTGTTATTGGTGATTCATGGTTCAAAGAATCGGTAAACGCCCGTCAATTTGTAGCCGATTTGAAAGCGCTTGAAAAAGACTACAACAGGATTAACGTTAAGATTAACTCACCCGGGGGAAGTTTTTTCGATGGGTTGCCGATTTTTAACGCAATCAGGGCATGTAAATCCGATGTGCATACTTACAACGACGGGCTTTGCGCAAGCATGGCCGCCGTGATACTGATGGCCGGTAAAACCGTACATGCCGCCGACAATGCACTGATGATGCTCCACTCGCCCATTACCGGTTGTTACGGAAACGCTGGAGACATTCACCAGGTACTTGAGATGCTCGATAAGGTGCAGGATAGCCTTATTATCTGCATCGCCCAGCGCGACACGTCGAAGACACAGGAACAGATCAAAGCTTCATACTTTGATAATAAGGATCACTGGCTGAATGCAGATGAAGCATCGGACGAAAAATTCATCGATGTGATTGAAAAGGGCGCAAAGAAGGTTGACAACAAAGTTACCGGGCTCCCATATAACAAAGTGATCGAGCAGTTTGATTCGCTGGTAAAAGGGAGGAGCCTTTTTGACCGTTTTTTTTCACAGGCTCACGATTTTTTTTCACCTAATGATATTGATATGAATTTAAAAACTCTTGCAAAGGCCTGCGGGTTGCCCGAGGATGCAACCGAGCAGGATGTTCTTGACTGGATCAAGGACCACGGGCAGCCTGATGCTGATGATTCAGCGGATGATGCTGCCGATGATGCTGACGATGCCGCTGATGACGATGCCGGAGACGATGGTGATGCAGATGATGCAGACGATTCAGGCGACAATGATGATAAGGGCAAAGGAACTGATGTAAAAGATCAGGAAATTGCCCGGTTAAAAGCTGAAAACGAGGCACTCAAAAAACTCCCTCCGAAAGACCGTCAGGTAAGAAAGTCGACTGATTCAAACAAAACGTCTGGATCGGCACAGTTTGAGGTTTACTCAAATGCAAAAAAGATGTGGGATTCTGTATCAGCATTGGTTGATTAATTTAACAAAATGATCATATGCCTACTGTAAATCATGTAGAACTGAACAAAGCTGCTCAGAAATTCAGAAAAGAGCTGCTTATTATGGCTGTGATTGGATTGGGCCCGACCCTCCAGCACATGACCTTGCGTACAGGGATTCGTTACAAAGAAACCGTTGGTGAATTGAGCGGACCTGTTGAACTGATGCCTTACACCGGTGACACGGACGATGCAGACGATGGCATCACCATCGATGGCCGCGACCTTTCAACCTTTTTGGGACAGTCAATCAAACTTTTTGATCCGAATACGCTGGTGTCGTCACTGTACGGATCGGCTGTAACAAAAGGCGAAGCATTGAAAAATGTTGATATAAACCAGGCAGTTCTCACCCTGATGATGCGGAAGATATCAGGTGGGCTGGCAAAATCGATTTTCAATGCAGTGCGGAACTCTTCCGGAAAAACAACCGCGACCCTCTATAACGGGTTTGATACAATTGTTGCTACCGAGATTGTAGCCAACAAAATCAGCGTTTCGGCCAAGAACCTGTATGAGTTCACCGATGCAATTACAAATGTGAATGCAGTTGAATTGCTGAAGGCATATTACCGTTCGTGCTCAGATGAGCTGAAAGATGAAGTATCGAAGATGTACATCCCTCAAACGGTGTACGATGCGTATTGCGACGATTACCAGATTGTTGTCGGGGGAATCCCATATAACACCGAGTTCAAAAAAAGCTTTTTGGAAGGATCGGACCGCAGGTGTGAGCTTGTTCCTCTGATTGGAAAGAAGAATGCGTCGTATCTCGAGATATCGACAAAAGACAACATGTTGGTTGGAGTGAACCAGACTGGTGAAGAAGAAAAGATTGAAGTCCGCAGGGGAGACAATCCTTTCAAACTTCAGTTTGTTACCACCATGTTCTTCGGAACGCAGTTTGAAACTATCAGCCCCGAAAGGTTGCTGGTAGGTAAGTTAGCACCTCAGTCAACCTCTAATTAATCAGGATTATGTCACAAAATTTTGAAAATCTTGATTGGGTGGATGGCAGTGTATCAGTACCGGGTATCTATCCGGAGCTGTATTACATTCCGAAATCGTGGATTACAAGCTGGCCACAGTTGCCTTCGGCGCCTGCATCGGCTGCCCAGGAAGTTACCTTTGTTGGTGATTTTAGCCTGGTTCTCCTGAAGGTATGGAAGAAAGTCAATTGCATCGACATCAAATCGCAACCCGTTAGCGAACAGCAGGGTGAAGTGCGGTGCAAAACCTATCTCAACAAAATCAAGGTTGTTGTTTCGCTCACAAACGAGAATGCGACCGCACTTGCAAAGCTTGCTGCCAATTCGGACCTGGTATGGGTGTTTCAGGAGAGAGAAACAGGCAAATACAGGGTTTGTGGATCAGAAAAGTTCATGATTGTTAGCAAAATAACCTTTGATATTGGCGGTTCGCCGACAGCAGAGAAGGGTACCACTATCGAAATTGAAGCTTCTGATGTGTGCCCGTTCCCGTATTATGACGGTGAAATACTTACCAGTGATGGTGATGTGAACCCAAGTACTTAAATATAAAGTGATTTAAAAAAGGCCTTCTGGAATCCGGGAGGCCTTTTTTTGTCCTTCCTGTGTAATTACCCAATCAATAATTTTCATACATGGAAATATCAGGATTGATAAGGATCAGGAATGAGGGGGAAATTATTGGTGATACCCTCGATCACCTGTCAACATTTTGCAACCGTGTTTTTGTTTTCGACGATAACAGCACCGATTGTACTGTAGAGATATGCCGGCAACATCCGATTGTAGAAATAGTTGTTTGCTCGACGAAATATTTATATGACAGACCCAGCTCGGAAACCTATGACCGGAGGATTTTGCTGAACCTGGTTTCGGGAATTGTTCCATCAAGGAGCTGGATTTTTTTGATGGATAGTGATGAGAGGGTGGAGTTTAATATAGAGCAACTGAAAGCAGTTCCTGATCATGTTAACGGTATCAGGATGAAACTGTTTGATTATTACATTACCCATGAAGATGTGAACATGAGGTATTCTGAGCGCCGGTTTCTGGGACCTGAATACCGTGAAATATTGATGGCATTCCGCAATGTTCCCGGTCTTGTCTATAACCGGCCCATCCAGCGTTCCCCGAATGTTCCAGGAAAGATTAAAAACTTCGGGTATGTGAAGCATTACGGTAAGGCTATCAGCGTGGAGCAATGGGAGAAAAAATGTGAATACTATTCGAAACACTTCCCGGAAAAATATTCAAAAAAGTGGGAGGAACGGAAGGGTAAGGCTATTCATACAATGAGCGATTTTGGGAGAAACCTGATTACCTGGGATGAAAAGAAAACCAAAGGAATAAAACTTTATTGATCATGAAAATACTGATTTGCAACAGGCACCTGAAAGGGGTTGGTGGATCGGAAACATATACATATGCCCTGGCAAAAGAATTACTTCGCCAAGGGCACCAGGTTGAATATTTTACCCTGTTTAAAGGGATCACATCCGCAAAAATTGAAAAACTTGGCGTTCAGTATGCATCGCGTGCAAATTATGATCTGATCCTGGCAGGGCAGATTGATACGATCACTGAGATCAAACGCCTCAATTTTACCGGCCCGATTGTACAGATATGTCATGGGAGCATCACAACCGGCGAGCAACCACATCAGGATGCCGATGGTTATATCGCTATTTCGGAAGAGGTCCAGAAGCACCTGAGCAGAAAAGGCATATCGGCACCCGTTATTCTGAACGATATTGATTGCAATCGATATTTTCCAAAAAATGAACTACATGATCAGCTTCAGGTGATTGTCAGCATGGCACAAACCAATGAAGCCCATGAAATGATCGAGGCAGCAGCCGAACGTATTGGGGCCAGGGTAATCAGGCTGAATAAATACAAGGACAAAAAGTGGGATGTAGAGAATGAAATAAATAAGGGCGACCTTGTGGTTTCGCTTGGCCGAGGATGTTATGAAGCTATGGCATGTGGGCGTCCGGTTGTGATTTTTGACAAGCGAAAGTATCAGCCACAGCTCGCCGACGGGTACCTGACAGAGGAAAATTTCTCAAAATTCATTGAGAAGAACTGTTCCGGCAGATGGTCAAACCTGACAATGTCGGTCGATGATCTTGTAAATGAATTCAGAAAATACGATAAGGCTGACGGGGCAATCATGAGAAGATTGGCTGAACAACACCTGAACGTTGAAGTCCAAGCGAGAAAAATTCTGGAACATTGTCAGACAATCATCGATAATTTCAAATATCCTGGAACAATTGATTTGGTTTACATCCTGGGAACCGGAAGCAAATGGGGGAACAATGAGATACGTTTCAGTATCCGCTCTTTCATTCGTTATTTCCGCGATTTAAGAAATGTGGTCGTTGTTGGTGAACTTCCTGAATATATAAAAGGGATCATCCATATTCCATGCAAGGACCGGGTTGGGGTGAACAAGGATGCACGTATGATGCTAAAAATAATGGAGGCATGTAAAGACCCCAGGGTAAGTGACAATTTCATATTTTGTACTGATGATACAGTGTTGCTTTCTCCTCTTTCATTCGATGATTTCACCGGGTGGAACGACGGTCCAATCATGTATGATGCAGAGAATGATCTTCGAGATCACTCAAAAACTGTCCACAATCCGGATTTATCGACACCAAGTGCATGGTTTCATTTCGTGTACGAAACAGGCCGGGAACTGCAGCGGAGAGGTTTCCCTGACAACAATTATGATAAAGCACATTCTCCACAGCCAATCAATAAAGCGGAGTTCATTGAAGTGCTCGCAACATGGAACATGATTGATAATCATTTTACTATCAGCAATATTTATAACAATTCTACACAAATATTTTCAGGGACAAGGATCTCGGGAAAAAACCTGAAAGTATATGGGAAAACCACTGCTCACGAACTAAACAGGCTTGCTGAAGGGAAGTTCTGTATGAATTATAACGACAACAGCCTGAATGAAGAGATGAAGAAATTTCTCATACTTCGATTTGGTGAACCATCGAAGTATGAAATATTTGTGACAGACCCAAGACGACGGATAGCAGTACAAAAGTGGTTTGAGGGAGGATGCAATTTTGATGAAGGGGTTGCAATATTTGCACACTTTGCTCCAAAAAATCACAGGCTGAAACGATATTTTGAGATAAAAAAGAAGGAAGCCAATACCCACAAAAAACTGAAAAATACATTACGATTATGGTTACATTAAATGATTATTTTGAAACAAAGGATTATTCGACAGGCCTGATAATTCTTGCCAAACATAGCAAAAACAGGATTTTGCTGCAGAACCTTACGCGCCGGAAAAATATTCCAAAACTGGAACATGAGCTTAAAAAAATTGCAGAAACCCTGGGGCATCAGATCACTTCTGAAAACGAAGGCACGGCAAAGGAATTGAAAAAGGAGCCGAATTTGGATGATCGGGAAAGCAATAAGAAAATTGATCAGGCTAAAAATTTGGTTGATCGATTGGAAATTGTTTTCACTGAACGGAAAATAAACCTGGAGGACCTTCCTCCGGAACTGGCTGCCAGATGGCAACAAAACCGTGACCATTACAAGACAATCAGATCTTTGCATGAAAAACTTAAACTCATGCACAATGCAAAGGCCGAGGACCGGAGAACGCTGATAAATCAAATGACATCGATGGATGAAGTGATCCGGAAAAACTGGGAGAAAATTGATTCCTATGATCCAACATCGCTAAAAGAGCCACAAACTACCATTAGCCACAAACGATTGATTGCCAACCGTACTTTTATAGTGAGAAACTTAAAAAAGTTGGCAGGGTTAACTGACGAGGTAAAAATTGCAGACTTATCGAAAACGATAAAAGAAAGATTTTTTGAAGTAATAAACGCCGGTGAATCTTTCAGTCAGGATACTCTCAAGGAACTGAAGCGTTACGGGATCGAATCTTAATCAAAATCAAGGATGCCGCGCCCCACAGCACTTGAAACGAGCAGGAAGTATCTTTTCTCTGATATTGATCAGGTGCCGGAAAGTTACCGAGAGAAAATTACCAGATTAAGGGCTGCATTTACATTGTGGTATGAATTTCCTACCAAAACTGAAACAGATATACGTGATTTTTTGATCAATGAATTTAAGATCGTTAAGAGTACCGCATATGAGGATATCCAGATAATCAAAATATTGCTGGGGGATATCAAAAATCCAGCAAAAGAATGGATACGGTATCAGGTTAATGCCATGCTTGATGCCGCATACACACTCGCCGAAATAAAGAAAGACCCAAAGGCCATGGCACTTGCAGCCGACAAAAAGGGAAAATACAATATGCTTGACAAACGGGATGCGGATCCGCTTCCATTTGATGAAATAGTTCCACAACCCTTTGAACCAACTGATGATCCTACTCCGCTTGGTATTAAAAAGGATCCTGACATCCGGGAGAAGAAACGCAAGATGCTGGAAAAATATGCCAGTGAAATTGAAATAGAAGATGTGCCTTATGAAGAAATAATTGAAAGAGACAATGGATCAGAGGAAGATATATTTTAATGATCCGCAGTTGGAATTTATGTACGTTGCAGCCCATACAAATGTAATAGTTGGTGGGCGCAGAGTTGGTAAAAGCCACGGATTTGGTGGTCCATTTCTTCTTCGGAACGTTCAGGCAATGCCACGATCAACAGGAGGCATCATTGGTACAACATATCAGCAAATACTGTCAAGAACATTACCTGGTACCCTGCAGGCGCTTGAAAGATTTGGATATCAACGGGACGTTCATTATTTTATTGGGCATGGACCTCCGAAAAACAGTAACTTCAAAAAACCGATTATTGATCCACCAAGTTATAATAATGCAATGATTTGGTACAATGGATCGATATCAAGGTTTATTTCTCAAGATCGTCCAGGAACGTCAAACTCACTCACGCTTGATTATTTGTTTATTGATGAAGCGAAATTTGTAAATTTTCATAAGCTAAAATCAGAGACCTTCCCAGCCAATGGCGGGTTTAAGGGGCATTTTGCTAATTGTCCATGGCATAATGGTATGTTGATCATATCTGATATGCCCACCTCAAAACGAGGGAGTTGGTTCATGTCATATAAGGAAAAAATGGACACGGAACTGATTAATACCATTCAAAGCCTTGTTTATGAACGCTGGGAAATACAACAGCGACAGAAGAGTGATCCTAAACCGTATCATAAGACCTATTTGAGAGAACTTGATATTAGCCTGGCAAAACTTCGATCTGTTGCTGTATATTACAGGGAGTGGTCAACGATTGAAAATCTCCTTTTATTAGGAGAGCGCTACATCAAGCAAATGAAAAGAGACCTTCCTCCGTTGGTTTTTCAAACATCTATACTAACGAAAAAAATTCAGAACCAACGGGATAATTATTATGCGGCACTACAGTCTGATATTCACTATTATGATGCCTTCGACAATTCTTACTTAGACAGTCTTGATTTCAGATATACTGACAAGAACAACAATTGCCTTCAAGACGGGGACCTGGACAGAGATAAACCTATTTGCATTGCCTTTGATTATAATGCAAACATAAATTGGCTGGTGGCAGCGCAACGGCAGGGTATCAAAATGAAGACACTTAAGAGCTTCTATGTCAAATATGAAAGAAAAGTAAGGGAGGCGGTTCAGGATTTTTGTGAGTATTACCGATATCAGAATAAGAAGGAAGTCATTTATTACTTTGACAATACTGCGGTTGGAACCAATTATGCAGTTGGTGATGATGATTTTGCATCCGTAATTTGTGAAGAATTTGATCATCGTGGATGGTCTGTTGAGCGTGTTCATATCGGGAATCCGATGCCACATAAGGACAGACACATGATGATATTCCAGGCAATGAAAGGACAGAAATGGTTGTTCCCGCTATTCAATAGACCCAACAATGAAGCCCTACTTTTAGCAATGGAAAACACAGGAATAAGTATTGGACCTGATGGATTCAAAAAAGACAAAAGCGGAGAGAAGCTTACCGAATCGGAAGAGGACCTACTTGAACATAGAACAGACGGAACAGATGCTTGGGATACATTATTTGTTGGCATGAATAAGTTCCCAGTCAATGACCAATCTGATGACTCAATTGTGAGTCTGTTTGTGTAATTACTTTTCAATCTGTGCGTTTAGATAATCTCTGTTTTATGAATTCATGTAGCATATAACGGACAAATGGGGGAGGTAATGATTCTTCCCGGGTCAG